GTTTTATCTAGGTTATCGCTAGGTTCGGTGCTAGGTTTTTTTGGTCTACCACCTAACTTACCATTTTCCTTAGATGCTTCCATACGCCTTGAAATATAGAGATATTCCTGTAATTGTCTTTCGTTCTGGTAGTTATCGTTCACTAGAACAAAAAACTCTTTTAGAACATTATCACAGCTTTTTTTCTCATTATCTGTAAAACAGTTAGCTATTCTGTACTGTGTATTTGCATCATTTGGTATACCTGCACATCTTTTATTCCAGTTAAAACATAAAAGCCTTATGTATATTCCTACTTCCTCATTTGTAAGGTGTTGAGTACCTGCAACAAAGTCTTCTGTGAACAGATACCACGCTTTCATCTTCTGAGTTGGTTTTGAATTTTCGTGAATAATCATTTTTTCGAACTCCAATCTTAGTTTATTGTAACCCCTCTAGTTCAAAACCTAAAGGGGTTTTTTGGTTTAATACCCCCAAACGTCCTTTCTAGCTTGAAGAACAGTAGGTTCTTTCCATATCCAGTTGTCTGGATTAGGCACTAGAGAGTTTCTAACGTCATCTTGGGTATCTACTGTTTTAAGGTAATTACCCATCACCTTTAGAATGTGCTTACATATTCGCATAGGCTCACCATAATCATCTAATGACATAGCAATAAATTCAGCATCCTTAGTCTTTGTTGGGTTCTTCAGATACCATAGATGTTGCGTAGCATTAGTTGCTTTTTGATAGATAGACTGTTGCATGGCATGGGAAATGCTAACTCTCTGGGGTAGGCTTTTAGACGTTTTCAAGTCGATATAAAAATCCTCTTTGGTCTTCTTATCTTCAAAATGAAAGTCGGTGTAACCCACAAAGGGTATGGTATCTATTTCTAATTCTACCTTCTTCTGGTAGGTCAATAGATTCCATGAGTAAGCGTATTTCTGAAACTCCTTAGTACCTAGATTTAAAAGTGGCACTAAGTTATTTCGTTCATCGTCTACTTTAGGGTCATTTATCCTAGAGCAATTAGTATCATATTCCGCTAACATCTTTTCTGTAGCTTCTTCTAAAGGTATTCCATTTAGAAACATATTGATACCAGACTCCACAGACTGACCCCTTATACCAGACGCTGATGTAGGGAAATCATATCCAAATATTCTTTTTAACGCCCATCGTTCCCTATAGAAAGCGAACTCATTGAGGTGACTAAAGGATAAAGGCAACAAATCAAATTTTTCAAAATGCTCTCTCATATCTTATCCATGTATTCTTGAGTGTGCTTTTTGTTTTCTTCAATTTGTTTTTTTAAATCAAAGCATAAATCATAAACATTACTTTCCCTGCCAAATCGAATTAAGTATTCATCAATAGCATTTATAAGCCTATCCATTACCCTTATTTCACTTGAATGTTTGGCTAAAGCGTGTTCTTTTTTTTGGTGAATAGCTTTGTCCATTTCCCACTCTAGGAAACTTTTTGAATTATCATATTCAGCCATTGTTTTGACCCTTCACAAGTTCGTATTCAGCAAAAGTTTTTTCATCGACTTTTTTCTTGTGAGTGATAATGTTGTAACCCTCTTGCCTTAGTTCAAAGATGATGGCACTTAATCTAAAAGAACCAAATTGATACAAAGCTTCTAGTGGGGTTATTTTGTTACCGATTTGAAGGTACTCTAGGATGTTTTCCTTTTGTGATTTTTTTGGCATTTCAAACTCCTTTCTATAAGTTGTGTTTCGCCAGTTCTCGTTCATTGACCACCTTAGTTCTTAGGTCATCTCTAAACGCTTTAAAGGATTCGAACCTTATTTTGGCTCTATTCCTTTTTTTTAAGGTTTCACTATATCTATTAGTGAAATCCCTAAACTTTTCATGGTTGTATATTAAACCATCGAGTTCTTTCATGTTTTTATACATTTTTTGTCTGGAAAACTGAAGTGTCAATTCTGCAACAATCATTTTTTCCTCTTTTTTCATTAGTTCAACGGCTGTATCTAAATCCGCAAATATCATCCCTAATTCTTCTTGTTTGTGTGATATTTTCTGGGGGTCAAATTGTAGTGAATAAATATCGCTCATTTTATGCACTCCGAATAGGTTATCATGTACCCTATTTTGTCTTTATATGAGTCGTGATGCTTTGGATTAGCTTTTAGCCTTACTGTCTTCTGCCAGTCGTTACAAAGAGCGACTTGATGCGGTTTTACTTCTATTCCAAGAATGACTGACCATCCTTTAGCTATTTCCTCATGGTTTTGTTTGATATCTCCATAGTCCATGCCACGATTTTCAACGATACTTACCACCTCTTTGCATAACTTTTCACCAACCATCTGGGTTTCCTTTTTTCCATTCGATACGTTCTAATAAATCTTTTTTCCATTGCTCGTTTAATTCTTTGTCTGAATGTCCAAGCGTATGACACTTGCGACATAGGGCATAAAGATTGTCTATGCGATTCAGCCTGTTGTTTTTGACTCCACCCATTCCCTTCGGAATCAAGTGATGTATATCTACCGCCACCTCTTTATTGCAATTCCAACAGATGGGGATATCGTTTTCGTGATACCCCCAAAAGTCAGCAAAGAGCTTCTTATAGTTCTTTGAGGTTTTCATTAAATGCCCTTACAGCGTTTTTAGTAAGTGTTTCGATTTCATTCACCGAAAAATTACCTGATTGCATTGACCTCCCTACTATTCCTGTCACAAACATCATAAGAGATTGTGTATCGCTCTTACTAAAGCCGTTAGAAGGTGCTTTAGGCGTAAAGTTATTATTTGACTGTGGCATTGGCTGTGGTGGTTGTACAGGCGTATATTGGGGTTGTGGTGCATATTGCGGTTGTTGATAGGATGCCTGTTGGTCATTAGGATTTACCGCTACTGAAACGTCTTTAATATTTGTGTACTGATTACCATTCGCTGACGTTTTAGTATTTATTTCGGTAAAATTGATTGCATCTCCTGCAAGTGGCATGGGGTTCATAATCACACCCCTGTAATAGCACCTGCGACCATCAATTAAATCTATTGAATAATTTGGGACTCCATCTTTTGTAAAATCCGCTATTTCTTTTATTATACCAGTCATATTATTTTCCTTATTATTTATTGATTACGTTGTATCCACGACCCTCTAAACACCTATTGATGAAATCTCTTCTGGTGTTTACTTTGGGTGATAGCCACAACACTCGCCACCTTAAACCATTATAGACTGCTTTGCTCTTATCCCACACATAACTTGTCTGGTCTTGTACTAAGCTTTTACAGGTATAATAATCATCGTGGTATCGGTTCATATCGCCTTTGATATTTGCCGATGATTTCCCTCGACTGTCAACGATTGGCATTGATGAACACCCACCAATAACAACGGCTGACAATAAAGTGAAAATTAGTTTTGATTTTTTCATTTGAACTCCAATTCAATTTAAAACCTATATTATTTTTTTGGTTATGTCTATGTAAAAGCGACCAGTATCAAATAACAAAGTGCAAAGAACATAAGCAAAAACGCACAATCAAAAACAATTTCTAGTAATTTATTCATCTTTTATCTGCTCCAAACTTTTGTATTTTATTTTTCATTAATTTTTGCAACACCAACTGGTCTAAATGTTTTTTAACTGAGAAGTACAGGGTTAGTTCTTCTTGAATTTTACTGTTTTCTTCAAAACTTGTTTCCACTAAATCAATAATATCAGACTCAGAATTATCCTCTGAATTTTCTACAGGGATTAGGTGAGAAGTATCTTCAGCCAGTTCATGCAATTTTTTTGTTTTTAGGTCTTCTCTAGCCTTAAGAACAATCTCACAATATTCTTTGACTAATCCATAATGTTTAGCAACTGACATATTTAGGACTCTTACGTTATAAAGGGTTTTGTTCCCTATTTTTGTTGGTTTATCTATCATTACTTTGACTCCCTGTTCATTCCTAATAAAGCAAACCACCTTTGAATTGATTGTTTTGCTTCTTCTGTTTCCATCCATGCGTCAAAACTAAGTGGTCTATCCATATCACCGCAATAGTCTTCATACGCTTCTTCAAAAACTTCTTCTTTTGAAATAGGTGTGAGTTTCATTATCTTACCCCTTCAATGATTTTAGGTCTGTTGATTACTGTCTGCTTTGTTCCATCATATTCCCTGTGGTCTTTGATGGTTGCCTTGACTGTGATGGTGCTATCTACGTCAACATCAAGAAAAGAATTACCCCAATAGGTAAAGACGTTGCCTTGAGCATCTTTGAGAGTGTTCAAAAAGCTTACACCAAAGTCTGTATCAAAGCCTTTTCTAAAAGTAAGGGTTAGGTCAAATGTACCCCTGTCCTTTACTTGTCCAACAAATTCTGAATTGTTTTTTGTAAGTATCTTGTCTTTCTTCCAAGATAATCTTTTCGCTCTTTGTGCTACACCCTTTTCAGAATAGTTGTAAGCAATCCTTTTGAGGGCATCCGCTTCAATGAGAATGTCATAATGATTTATTCTTTTTGCATCTAGTCTAAGCTTGGCTGACTTCTGCCATTTCATTTCTTTTTTGAGATATAGCCTAGATTGAATTTTCCCCTCACCATGACACTTGAAACAAGTGCCACCACTAGCACCCATAGTTGTGAAAAAGTGATAAATACCACGACCATCGCATCTGTAACATTCATTGTAGCCATAAGGTTTGCCATCTCTCCACAACTCAATCTTTTGTGGGTTAGTGCAATATTCATCCCAAATAAAAAACAAGTCGTTGGAAAGATACTCATTCCTATGCTTTTCAGCTAATCTTTCGCATCTAGCTTTCCATTTATCATCTTCAGCTTGTTTACAAGCGATTGAAGCATCAATAACGTCTTTATTATCTTCTTTCCATTGTTTAAATTCAAAAGACCAAAAAGCAGTACCATGCTCTTTTTTCATTTCAAGCCTAGTGTCTTCAATGATTTTACAATTATTACACATTTTTTGAACTCCAATTATTATTATTATTAGTCTTAATAACCTAAACTCTAATCTAGGTTTATTGAATAGTCAACCCCCATAAGGTAAAAAAGATTGTGATTTGGTGTTTTTTTTGGTATTTTTATGATATTCCTCCTAAATAAGCGGAATATACAAAGTGAACTCCAATTCGTTTGTATAGCTTGGGGGTAAATTTTATAAATTAAATGGGTGCAATCTCATTAGAACTTAGAACTTACCCCCATGACAAAAGAATCAGACATACAAATAGCCTGTAATGACTACCTAAATTACTTGTGTAAATATTACCACTTTCGGCACTTTCATGTTCCGAATGAAGGTCAGAAGTCTATTGGCTATCATTTAAAGCTAAAAAAGATGGGTCTGAAGTCTGGTTGTCCAGATATTATTGTTGAGTATCCAGAAGGTAGAATACTTTATATTGAGTTGAAAACTGAAAAAGGTAGGCTTTCGGATAGTCAAAAGCTTTGGGCGGTGCAATCAAAAGCTATGGAAACACCCCATTTTATTGTTAAGGGTGGGGTTACTGAATGTCTAGACCAGATAAAAGAGATTATTGAAATAAACGTTCCTGTGCGGTCTTAATTATTTCCCTGCTACTTGACCCTTTTTACACGCAACAGGCGTTGTACGGCTTTTAAATTGCCTTTGAAGGGCATTTTGTTCTTTCTGGTACGTTTTCGTTTACGTCCTATCGGTCTTTTGTCTATGAGTTCAGAAATAGTTGCTGTGGTTGTAAACCCATTCATTTGCCGACTTTCCGCATTGCTCTGTTATGTGCTTGAGCGAAAGTAAAGTTTCCAGAAGCTAAGTCTTTAGACATTTCCTTCATGTGCTTCAATGAATGATGCCTAGCATGGCGGTTCATAGTCTTACGTTGTCTGGGTGTTAAGTCCTTAGTGAACTTCTTAATAGATTTGACTAAAACCATTTAACGCTTTTTCCTTTTCATCTTTTTGGTTTTTTTCTTTTTCTTTTTCATGGGTGATGAATGTGACCCTTTTCCATAATGGTATGGCATTACTTTTTCCCTTTCTTCTTTTTACCCTTTTTTTGACTTTTTAGAATCGCTTGTTGAAGTCCTTTTGGTAGTTTTTTTTGTTTTGGTGTTAGTGCCATGATACCCCCCTTTGGTTTTTTGGTTCAATGATTTTCTTAGAAAATAACTCGCAATCTTTGAAAAGAAGTCATAAAGCTTCATGTATATTTGTTTTTTCATGTCCTTATATCCTGGGATTTATTCAATAAAATCAAGTACTTACAAGCTCGAAATGTGGGGCATCAATGAAGGGTCTGCGACCTTGACTCCTTCTTAGGTCTATATAAGCGTTCATAGCTTCTTCGGCTGTACCTTCCCAATCTCGCAAGTCTGGTATATGCCATGAAGCACCCCATCTAATTCCAACACCTTCACGAATAGATGCTTCTTTAAAGGCATCCGCAATATCATCATAAAGGTTTAGTTCCCATGAAATCCGTGAGCCACCAATATAGGCAACAACGTCTACTGCATCGCCTGTAAGGTGTTTGCTTTTCATGGTTTGCGATGCACCCCTAGCTACTAGGTCTTCTTGCTCTTTTTCTGTTCTGAGTCCACAGGTAACCCCAAAGTCTACATTTGTTAGACCTATGGCTGTAGTGACTACAGAATGTAATTCATTCTTTACTCCATCTAATCGTCCTAGACTTCTTTGTGATAATTTGAAAGCCATTATTTTCTCCTTAATTTTGTGAATGACCGCAATCCAAAAGACCCTGCTATTGAAGCATACATTCCGTATTTTATAAAGTCTGGTGTCTTTTCAAGATTTTCCCAACCTCTAGCCATGATATCCTGCATACCCCCTAAAGGAATAAAATTTGCTAATATTATAGCCACAAAGACAATAGTCCACAACTCGTCTTTCCATGAACTTTTAGACGCATCCATTGCCATCGTTTCCCAATTCGCTGTTCCTTCAGCTATCTTCTGTTCTTTTACTGCTTTTGCTTTTTGTATTTGTGATTTGCTGTCCAGATAAGAAGTACCTAGACCGACAATCGAACCTAGTAATTGTGTTATCATTTCTTCACCCCTGTTCTATCTAAGACCGAAAACCCCATGAAAGCACCAACTATCCCTGCTTGTGCCAGATAAAATAGGTTTGATAGGTCTGTGAGTAGTTTTATTCGTGAGTCTGGTATCAAGGGGGTGAACATTATTACTGTGAAGACCAACATTGACCCTAAAGCCACCCACGCCATGTTTCTCTGGTGTTTTTGTTTTCTGTTTATTCTTTTGACTTCTTCGGCTTGTTGCCAACTATCTATTTCAATATCGGAAATAACGCCATCCCTGTTAGCGTCCATTTCGTTATATTTTGAATCTTTTTCTAGTTTTTTTTGTGTCATTCTTTTCTCGTTACTACTTTTGGTTTGCAATATGCCGAAAACGTATTTCTTGTTTGTCTTTCATTATAAAAATTAATCTTTTCCGCATACCAGTTACATTTATCAATACTTCCATATTCTATAGACTCGTCATAAATTTGTGTTCCTTCGAGAATAACAAGCACAAACAGCAATGTCATTTTTTAAAACTCTCATTTAGTGAATCAACAACTTGGTCTATGTTTGGTTCTTTTCCGTTTGGGTCATATTTGCATTGAAATTCCACAGGGCATTGTCCTTCCACGACTAGAGTATATGTATTATTTGCACCCCTATATAAACACACTTGCTGACCATTTTTTGCTTTTTTCCTCTTATATCTTCTACAATTAACATATTTTGGGTCTTCTCTCATCCCTTTTCTGATTTCTTGTTCCCATGTCCAGTCACTAAATTTTTTGAGAAAACAGGTAAAACAGTTCTTTATGTTGTCCGATTGTGCGTAATATATCACCTCTCCATTGGTACAAAGCCACTCAAAGGTTTCTTGTCCACCTTCTTTTCTAACGCATTTATCCCTAGTTTGATAGCCACCAACCCCTGTCGAACCCCATAAGAGTGAATATAAAACCACCCAAAACACCAACGCCAACAACCAAAACCATTGCCACAACGACATAAGTTACAACCTTTTCTCTAAATTTCTGTTTATCGTAAACCTCCTTTTGTCTTCTTTTTCTTATTTCACCTTCCATCCTTACCAGTTCATCCCATGCTGACTGACCATGCGAAAATTGAATGAAGGTGCGTAGGTCATTTCTTTGTTGTTCTAGCTGTTTTTTAGCGGTAAATGCTTCAATGGCTTCTTGTTCAATACTTTTGCCATTCATTACCTTTTTTAGCAATGATGGGTTTTTCGCTGACTTGTGAGCGTTATCAATATCCGAAACAGCACCCATCCATCTTGACAGGTCTTGCGACATAGATTCTAACTCACGACCTGCATGAAATGCCCTTTTTATGCCGTTAAAAGCCGTACTTGCGACTGCTAGACTTGCACTTATACTTACAGGGTCAAACATTTAACAACCCCCCCTGTAGTCAATTTATAGCACTATAGTGTTAAAGATTACCCCAAATGAACTTATTACATAAAAGGCGGTTATTGAAATAACTATTCTTTCGAGTCTGGATACCCTACGTTCCATGTCTTGTCTAAAATGGTACATATCGTTTTTTAAGACGCTTAGTTCCATGAGTATTGCGTTTATATCTTGTTTGGTCATGAGCCGTATGGACTTTCGCCTAGTGTTGAAGTATCCCAAGCAGATTTTAAATCAGCTATTGTTTTTGCGTTTTTTATGGCACTTGCTGAAGGTGCATCTCTCAATGCCTTCTTTTTGTTTACAGACGCTGTTTTAGCTGATGCATCATCTGCTTCCATTGCTTTCATGTAGGTTACATCTTCGGCTTCTAATAAAGGCTTTCTGACTTCTCTAATCTTGTCTTTAAATATTTCTTTTGCTGTATCCAAATCCTCTGAGATAACAGAACCATTTATTTTCCATGCGTTTCTAAAGTGCCTGTCTGATGGTATAGTCGCACCTGACGCATCTATTGTATCTCCATCTTTATCTGTAATGAATGTTGTCATGTTTTTCTCCTATGCCACAAGTTGTTGATCTATTTTCCAAGCATTACGCCATGTTCTATGTTGGGGTAATTGCTCTCTTTTACATATTAACAAACGCTTATGGTTTGCCCTGTCATATTCTCTCCATACTCTTTCTGGTATGTCCTTTTGAATAAGATACTCTATTGCCTGTTCTTCTGTTAGTGCGTCAATAGGCTTTGTGTTGTGAAGTAAATATCCTCTTGTGTGCTTTACAAAGTCTGGCTTTTGCTCGTCTTTCTTTAGCTCCCAATAAACCCAAACTGGCGGTAATATGCCACCATTTAAGGCACAAGCCATCCAATTAGGGTCTGGGTGTGTAATCTTAGCAGGTTCATCAAGGCTGTCTGGGTCTTCCCATACTATGCAATACTCACTTCTGTATGGCTCTAGGTTTTCTTTTGCCCACCCTAGTCTATCCCATAGATGTGTTCCTTGAAATTCTGGTGTCATGCTAAATCTCCGTGTATCCCTGAATATGACCTACAATCATCGTTTGTTCTGTCTGATGAAGCGTTAACAAAAAAAGTTTCAAAGTCATATTTAGCAGTTGTTTTTTGCCCTTCTGTAACGTCATGTGTCCTTACAGGTGAAGAGGATGCTTTGTCTTCAGAACCTGTTAAGACACAGTATGTAGTGTTTGCAAAAGATGAGGTAAAGTTTACTGCTCCATCTCCTGTGCCAGTATCTGTTAAAGTTGCAACATTAAAACTATCGTTTATACTCGCTTGTCCCTCTGGTATGTCAATCCAAACCTTTGTCAAACCCTGTTGCAGATTAGTCGTGGTGCTATTCCCTTCGCCTGTCACAGCGATTGACCCTGCTACGCTTACCCCTGTTAATGTATTTGTTTTAAGTGTTGACATTATTCAGACTCCAATGCTGTTACTTTGGCTTCAAGTGTTTCTATCTTTGCTATTGCTTCTTGTAGTGCCTTTGTGAGTAATGGCACAAGTTTGGATTGGTCTATGCCTTGAAACTCAGCGTTGCCCTCTTTATCTACTGCATCCTTCTCACCAGTAATTGCTTCTGGTACAATACCACTTACTTCATGGGCTAAAAAGCCATCAACTGTTGTGTCTTTATCTACTTTGAAATTAAACCTACTTGGCTTTAATTGTTTTAATCGTGTAGTTGCATCCCAATCCGTAACTACGTTTTCTTTAAGGCGATAGTCTGAGCTTGTGTTATAGGCTGTTGAACTTGTTGTTATGGAAATCGTGCCAACTGGGTTAGTAGTTCCACCACGCAAGAAATTTACGACTTCACCATTTCCACTAGCTCGTAAAAGAAATAAACACCTTTCATTATCTCTAGCAATCATTACTGCACCACTTCCACCACTATTACTACCTCCAGAAGTGAACGCTCCAGTTCTTCCCATAATAAGATGACCACTAGTATCAATCCTCATGCGTTCTGCACCTGCTGTTTCTATACTGAAAGGTTTTGAATCCCAAGTCTCAAGCTTTGCTATAGAATTAGATGAGTCATAAGAAAGAGTTACACCTGCTGTAGAACTTCCTCCAATAGCACGACTGGTTGACTTTATAGAACCTGCTACTGTTAGCTTTTCTCCTATTGTGCTTGTGCCAATACCCACGTTTCCACTCGCATCAATAATAGCTTTTTCAGCGTTTGCAATTTTGAACTTTATGTTGTCGTTTGTAGATAAATCTAAACCACTATCATTATCGCCTGTAGAGTTAACAACGCTGTTTACTTTTATTTCTGACATTATCTGCTCCCTAAAGTTTTGAGTGTTGCCATTATGCTAAATCTCCAAATAGTCCACAATAGTTTAAAGTTGCATCAGCATTAGCTGAAGAAGCAAAGGCTTTTGTCCCAAAACTACCAGTAGCAAAATCTCCAAAGCCACCTGCATAATGATTGTTAAAGTTAGCTGACCCTGTTCCTGTACCTGTTGCGTTTGTATAGTAACTACCACTATAATTAGTGTTAGCCATATCATTGTTTATAGTGACTGTGTAATTTCCTGTGCCATTGTCTGTCATGGCACTTACGTTGAAAGAATCTCTAGCTGAAGCGTCAGTAGCCGTACCATCAAAGTTAACCCACAACTTTACTAACCCCTGCTGTAAATTTGTTGTCGTTGACCCACCTTCAGCGACTACACTAATAGAACCTGCTGACGTATTTCCCTTTATGGTATCTGTAGCAACATGACCACTTGTGTTGATTGCCATGGCTGTAGTGCCATTCGTATGCTTTATGTTTTGTACTAGAATATTGCTCATGCTATCACCAAATTTCCTGAAACTGTTAAGGTTACACCAGATGCTACATTAAGGCTAAAGAAACACCCTGCATTATCCCCTGATGCTACTGTTGTATTTGTGTTTAGTTCCTGTTCATGGGTTCGAAATATGTCTTTTTTCCCATTTGTAGTGTCACCCTGATTGCCGTTATCACCTTGAAAAAAACCTGCACCACCCCCTGCGGATACTTCGGCTGTATCGGTTGTCTGATTGAAGGTGAATAAATTTATAAAAGCATCGTTATCAGCGTTTCTTATTTTTAGAATATTGTTTCCTGTGTCGTACCATAGTTGATACGCATAAGTCGTGCTAGGTGCTGAAGACCCACTATTTACCGAAACAATCGCCTGTAACACACTATTGATATCTGACCTTGTGTTGGGGAATGTTTGGTTGTCTATAACGTAGTCGTGTTGTGCCATCTTTTCTCCTTTATGTTACTAATTCACCGAACCCTTTTGCTACATAATCGAAAGTTCTATTTATTCCAGAACCGCCACTATTGAAAAATTGTATCGTGAAACCAGTAGCACTTTTACTTGTTATAGCATAGAAATCTCCACTCGCCAAGTTCTGTGCTGAAATTCCTACGCCTTGAAGTGATTTAAATGAAGGACTGAATGTAATCGCTTTTGTACCTGTGCCACTTGCTATATCGTTTTCTGCTACTATTCTATCTGGCATATCTACAGTTACAGACAACGCACTAACGCTTGGGGTAGCTTCGGAATCTGTTGACGTAAGCAATGCCCTAAATTTAAACCCTCTTGCTTTATAGTCACCGACAAAAAACTTTCGAAAGTCTGTAAATGTTGCACTCCCACTAGCAGGGTCATCTTCTGTTGTAGCTATTTGTAACTCACAATTCGTATCACCGAACTCATTTGCATCCCCATCAAATAAACCTTCTCTATCGTCAAAGTTGCCTGTTGCATCATCAAACCGCACACCAAAATCTACCCTTGCCATGGTTACATTTGCGGTTACTCTGCTTGTAAACACCGCAGTAAGGTCTACCACATTATCGAAATCATACGTTCCACTTGCTGAAACTTTACCACCACCACCATCAAATAATCCCCCTGTGGTATCAAAATTACCTGCTCCGCTATCAAATAAAACACTTGTAGCAAGTCTTAAATTATTATCTACAATAACAACATTTGATTTTGCTCCAGAAAATGTTGGGTTTTGAGTCGATGTAGCCACCGCATTTAGGTCTTTTATGTTTTGTATAATTGCTACTGAAGATGTTGAATCAACTGACTCGTTTCCTAGTTTATCTACTGCTTTTATGAAGTATGTGCCTGTCATTGCAGGAACTACCGCTGTATTCGCAGGTCTTGACACTTTGGAAATCAAGTCAACTGAGTTTGCATAGGTTGCACTTGCTGTTGTATCTCTTGAGTGCCTTATTCTATAGTGTGATAAGTCTAAATCCCCTACTGGTGTCCATGATAAATGTGCTTCTGTTTGTATTATATTTATTGAAAAGTTTGTTACTGTTTCTGGTGGTGCGGTCTTACCTATAATCTGGTGTGTTGCTGTAGTGAATACAGAGCGACTAATAGAACTGACTGTTCTTGCTCTTACATTGTAAATGGCATCATCTTCAACATTTATTAGTTCAAATCTACGTCCACTCGCTTTTCCTAAGTTGATAAAATTAGTATCTGTGCTTTTTTTCGCCTGTACTTCGAAATCTGTTGCGAATAAATCTGCGGTTGTGGCTTCTACCACCAACACACTTATGGCTTCTTCGTTTAGAACTCTAAGTTCATCGGTAACTGTTATTGCAGGTGCTTGAACACTAAAGGGGTTAGGAAGGGTTGTGTCTGGTATATCTGGCGGTGCTAACTGTAGACCAAACGCATAAAAGCTATCTTGATGCTCTGAACATTGTAGGCTTATTGTATGGTCTGTACCTATGCTCAATCCTTGCACTCTAAAGGGTTTTGCAGAAAAAGCAGGGGTTGCATGGGTTATATTAACCAAATCACCTATGGATAAATCTAAGGCTGTTGCATCCGCTTTTAGGGAAACATCTAGGCTTGTTCTTGAGCGTCTTAGTATTATTTCTGCCATTTCCTGTGCTTGATGCACATTTGTTAACATTGGAAAGTCAAAACGCCCTTCAAGTAGTATTCCCCCATCTTCTGTTTTCATGGCATCGAAAGTATCGGCTGAAGCTAAACCTGTTTCGTCTACTGGTGGAAATTGTGCTGAGTCAGCTTGATAATTTTTGTTTGGGTTTATAAAATTCACAATTACCCTGTTATAACGTGAGTTCTTGTTTTTACTGCTTATCTGAATACCACCTATAATATTATCTTCTGTAAGGCTTATAGATGCTGTGCCTGTTGTTTCAACTAAGACGTTATACTTACCACCAGAAAAGTTTAGATAAGAACGTGAACCCTTTACAAATTCTTTTACGTTATCAATGGCTTTCTTTGACGTATCGACAACCATGTGACTATCCATCAAGTCTATCTGACTTGCACCACTAAAAGGGGTTATATTGGTATCGCATACATCACTTGCTGTTTGCCAATCGGCAAAGTTAGTATCGAAATAGCTGTTTGTTATACCCATGCCAAATCTATCGTTTCTGAGATAATCTAGCATTTGTAATATTGGATTATCGGAATATGCCCAGGTGGAACTTGTGTCTTTTCTATGGCTTCCACTTCCACCAGTTACAGTTGTATCTAAGTTTGGGTTGTAAACCTTTTTCCCTTTTATTATGGCTTGAACAGTAGGTAATGAACCAAACTTATCTGCGTTCCATTCAAATTTAAGGGCAAGATACGCTAAACCCCTAAGTCTATGGTCTGAAGTCCATGATTGCCTTTCATCTAATAATGATGATGCTGTTTGTGTATCTGTTCCTAAATGTGCTTCTACTGTTATTAAGCTATTTGAATTTTCTGTGTCGAAAAAGTTACTATCGGAACTAGCTACTGTTCTTTGTGTGCCATCGGTTAAAGCACCAGACAAGGTGACCTGTTGGTCATTTACAAATAATGTATCGACACTACTTATTTCACCTTCACTCAGAATTAGAGCCATATACAAGTATTGATTATCAGAACCAGATGTTTCTAAGAAAACGACATTACCGCCTACTTTTCTTGTGCCATATACAACAGGAATATGAGCATTAGCACTAAACTTATTAACAAGAACCCCTTTTGCGTTTTGCTCTACATCTTGGTCACCGAAATCTGGAATTTCTGGTTGGGGTACAATCCACCCAATAACCTCTTCAATAACGTCAACAAAAACGTCTACAACGTCCTCAACAAAACCAACTACATCGCCAATAAAATCGCCAATACCATCTGTTATATCTTTTAAATCACACATTTAGAGCAATCTCCAATTACTACCCATGTTTTCAAATCCTAACTTTTCAAATACTGGGTCTATATGCAATCCAGACGTTACAGAAAGACTTATCGGTAACCCCTCCGATACGTTTTTAACTGAATCAATAATTGTTTTTACTAATTTAAAATTTCTAAAACTTTTTCGGATATAAAGAACATGAATATTCATTAGTTGCTCTTTACTAAACCAATATTCTGACTTGTGAAACATACACAACCCCATAAGCTCTTTTTTATCCAAATCTTTTGCTAATATTATTTTACCTTTTTTTAGTATTACATTTATACAATTCGTTAACTTAGTTTCGTCTATGTCTGGTAGCCGTGCATCTTTAAGGTCAAATTCTTTGAACTCAATGAGCAAATCATAAACATTTTGGAAGTCTTTTTGTTCTGCTTGATATAAATGAACGCTCGTCATTCTCTACCCCATTTAATATCTCTAACAGATAAAGCGGAAAATTCCATACCCTTATCGCCAGTAAAAAATCTTTTTTGTGAGTTGTCCGTAGTTGTTCGCCCACTTGTTTTGCTAAAGTTTCCCCAATGTGATGTGATATTTAAAACTAAAGTGGCTTTTGTTGTACTGTCTTTTATTCTAAATTCATCAATAGTTCCGAAAAATAAGAGAAATGGGTCAGCTATTATTGCTTGATTTGCGTCTAAAAACCCCCTGTAAACATACACTTCTTTATTTATAATATTTTCGCTAAGTGCAAGAGCGATATATGTTTGGTCTACACCAGATAAAGTAAGTGCTAATGAGTTTTTAGTAGGCTTATTTGTTTCGCTTATGCCTGTAATACCTCTTAAATGTCCATTTGATGCGTAGGTTCTTGATGTGCCAGAAACACTAGATGTAATGTCAAAACTAGCATTTGTTAGATATACTGGTGTTGAGAACTCTATTTCTATAAGTAATACTGGGTTTATATTCCCTGTAGCTAGTTCTGTTTTGACCGCACTTGTTAAACCTCTAGCCATTTACAAACTCTCTATTACATCAAACTCATAGTTAAATAATAAGTTTCCATCCTTGTCATTTTGTCCTGTTGCGAACTCTTGAACATCACTTGTAAGATGTACTGTAAAAGGTATTGAATCATAAGTTACCGCACTATCATCTGCTAAAGCTTCTCTTAATGGTGGCTCTATGGTGACTGTAGACGCATTACTAGAACTGGTTACATCTTCAACAACCATATAGACTTTAGAGTGTGCAAACTTTATAAAATCCCCTGCTTTTAATCTACCTGCACCATCTGCATTGAACGCATCTATAGCTATTGTGGTATCCCCAACAGAGTGTGAACCATTTACCAACAAAATAGCTGTTTCGTTTCCCTGTGCGTTTAGAAATGATGGGAAGGTTACAGTGAAATCTTCTTTTCTGTTTCTCTGCTTCATTATAAATGCCATGAGTGGTGCAAAGTCTGCTCTAGTCATGGGAGGATATGAAAGAGTAAAACTAAAGCGTTGACCTTGCACCTGTCGTCTAAATGTCTTTCCACTATCGGTATCGCTTACCAGAGTCTTTTGATTACTCTTGATATTTATAGCTGTAAAGTTTGTTAATGGTAACACTCCACTCATATTACTGCCATCCTACCCTTTTCATTCACCGCACTATTAATAAGATTTACTATAGTTCCACGACTGTTAACCAATAATTCGTTGAAACCTCTAGCATCTACTGTGCTTATGTTGAAGTTTACTGTGACCTCTTTCCCCATGCCTAGCTTGTCATTTGGCACTATTGTTCCTGCTTGGTCTGGCACAAAGAGTTCTGCACCTTTTTCACCTACAATACTGGGTTGTCCTACTGGCGGTCTACCACCTTTTTCAAAACCTTTTATCTTATTTATTAGACCTGCTCCAAAGGCTAAAGCACCCCCTACAGCACCTATATTGAATGGGAAGGGTATAGAAGCAAAAGTTTTCATTGCACCCTCGTATAAGCTTATAAATGCTTTCTTGATGGCATCTGCTTTGAACATAGCTAATGACCCTTTCATTGCGGTCTTTATGGCTTCACCAACAAGCATTTCAACCATTGACCGAACAACAAAAGTTCCTAAATCTTGAAAACTTAGTTTACCTGTCATTACAAAATCGGTAAGTGATGTTTTGAGTTTATCAAATGTTGATGCACCTAACTCTCTCATTTGGGTAAACATTGCCTTTTGTGATTCCGCAACATCTTTGAACCCCTCTGAGAAATTAGAGAATAAGCCTGTGTCCATAGTCGGAAGTGCTGACACATCTAAAGCGTCTTGAACAGCTTTCATTGCTTCTTCTCTAGCTTGTGCAAGATTCATTGTTGCATTCGTTTCATTTACGATTGCCTTTGTTGTTTTTGTAGACGACACCGCTAAAGCTGTTTGAACTGCTTCAACTGCTGATGCTCTTAGTGTTTCTTCTTCTTTGAGTTTCTTTGTTGCTTCTCTTTGCTCATTAATTTTTGTGAAAAGTGTTGCAAACTTTTTTTCTAAATCACCCCCACTTTTTATTGATTCATCTAATTGGGCAGTAAATTCTTTGAAAGGTGGTAATAACTTAGTTTCTGCGTTCTCACCTGTTTTTTTTATGGCTTCATTTAATTCTTTTGTAGGCGTTCCCATTTCAATACCTGCTAAACCTGCCATCATTTGACCAAGCCTTAAAGTCAATGCAAGAGAAGGGTTTACCGTTTTTGGCAGTTCTTCAAGTTCTTTTTTTGCCATCGCTATTCCAGTAACCGCTAATTTACCTTTCGTTCCAAGCATTAAAAAGCCAAGTAATCCTATTTCTGGAATTGGTGGAGGTAAACTTCTAACTGAGTTGACTAAGTTAACAATCGAACCCCCTATGAAAGCAAATGTTGGTCTAAAAGCATCAATTACACTTGCTCCAAACAAAATAGTTTTCATGGTGGCTGTTACTACTGCTTCCCCTATTGCTTCGGCTGATTTTTCTATACTTCCAAAGTTTTTTACCAATGCGTTATCTAAAAGTTGTGCTGACGCTTTTAACGCTTCAAATGGACCTGCATCCATAACATCTTGTTTGAAAAGCCTTACTTTGTCACCAATCATAGACACAACACCATCAAAGGTGTCTGCCATCACTTGGCTACCACCGACAAAGGATTTTGAACCTTCTTCAAAAATATCTATTATGTGTTGTTTTGACTTTTCTGCACTTACTGCGACTCCTGCTTCAAAGCCTAGCATTTCCCTTACACCTCTTTCCCTAAAAAGGTCTGCGGAGTTTATACCACTTGAAAATACTCTTTGTAATTGTTCGGCTGTTGTTTGAAAATCTAAACCAGATGCTACCGCTAAATCTCCTGTGATAGCCAGTAACCTATTCATTTCCTCTGCACTTTGAGAAACGACCGCTAGATTACCTGCACCCCTTTGTATTTCTTCTAGACTGAAAGGTACTTTACTTGCAAATTCTGTTAGACCTCTAAAGGCTTTTTCACCCTCTCGTACATCATCAAATAGAAACTTAAACCTTACCTGTAGCCTTTCAGTTTCTCTTGCGGTATCAAGAAAACTTTTAGCGACTAATGAGCCACCTAT